CCTCTAAATGCACCTTGAAAGAAAGGGTTTCCACCTAGAAAGTTGCCTTGTACTGTGTTTAGTGCTTGTTGCTGTGCAGCAGGAACTAAGGGATTACCCATAGTTGCCCGTTGTTGAGCAGCTTGCAATGCAGCTTGAGTCTGTTGACTTGGGCTTACATAAGTCTGACCAGGATAATAACTTGGCAGATTAGGCTGTTGGTATAGGCGAGTTGATTCCTCTAGTCCATACTGAACAAAAGGGCGCATTGTTGGATCAAGTTCTGTCCTTGATACTGTATTAGTTCCACCGCCACCACTCATAATATCTCCTTAACCCATTTCCTAGGCTTAAATCCAAATTTAGGAGCGATCCGATTCCATCCTGACCGCCACGATTCAAAAGTTAAATACTTAAAACCACCATCTTTGGTAATTTCAGAAACACAGTCAACTGCGCTTTTGAAATGTCCATTACTATTTGCCCATCCTACCCAGCAATGTAGGGAATCACCTCTAGGCTCTAATACTGCAAAGCCAACAGGCTTGTTTTGCTCTGAAAACACCCATAATTGCGATCTACCATTAAACACATCGGTATATACATCCTCTGGAATCCAATACTCTGGTGATTTCTTGAGTATATCTTCCAAGCCTGGTCTGACAAAATGCCACCAGTTTCGTAAATTGTTAACCTCTATGTATTGTTTATCCAACTAAAACATACCCATAGGTTTTATTTGCTGTGCTATTTGCATAATGTGTAATTGTAGCTGACCCTTGAATCTGAGCAGACACATAAATGTTACTATAGGCTTGTGGCGCAACATACTGAACAGTTAAGATTGCCGATGGTGTAGATGGTATTGCTGGGGTCGTTCCTGATGCTGTTACCGCATTAAAATGCTCCATACTTACACCAATATCTGTTACATGAAACGCTATCTCTATGTAATCATTTGCTGCTAAATCTACAAGAAATGTAGTTACTGCAATTAAATGACTAGGATCGTTACTGCTTTTCCTAGCTGAAATGTGAAACTTGCTATTTGTTCCAGCTAAATTTGTACCATTTTTCTTTAGCCAAATATCTATATCTTGACCATCATTGGTTGTGTTCTTAAACTGTAGAGAATATTGAACTGCATATAAACCAGCATTGCGTACATTGACTCTTGATGTATTGGATACATACACACCATTAGAGTAATCTGTTGTATTGTATGCAGTCAAAAACTCAGATGCAGTCGTAGTAGCAGACTGATCTGTTGTATCTTGAAACATACCATAAGGCGCAGAATCAGCAAACGCAGCAGCCGAGAATGGGATCAGAATGATCTTGGTATCTGGGCTGATACGCTCATCGTACAGCGTTGTGCTTGTGGCATTACCAGTAGCAAGCGTAACTGTGCCTGTATTATTGGTTTTGCCGTTTAATATCTGCCTAACAATTTCAGCTACATTTCGTGGGTCAGAACCAAAGTTTGGTAATGTACGAAACATTATCTATTTCCCTGTGCTGCAATATCTACATCTACTGCAAGTGCATTAGTCCACAATCCTGTTGGTACTGTTTTAATCCGATGATACCGACCAGCAGAGCGAATACCGACTCGATTCTCGCTATCTGCTGCAACAGCCGTTGAAAAGGTTAATGCACCATCTAGGTTTAAGCGAGATGCAATCGACACAGTTCCAGAGCCATTGTCAATAATAGGCTTGGCAAGTGTGGATACGGATTGCATATTCGGTAATCCAAAATCACCTGTAATTAATGAGCCTGTTTTTCTCTGTCCTGTAAAGGATATTGCTTTGGCATTTGTAACTCCAGCCAGTAACAATGCGCCACCAGCCCATTGGCGAGAATCCAAACTAACGCCCAATGAATCTAATGTGCCAAAAACATCTAGGTTTTCTAAGGCTAATGAAGGCGTATAAACATTGTTAATAAAACTAGCCGTTGTTTCTGCATACGACCATTTGCCTAGCAAAATGTTATAAATTAACTGTTTCTTTTGTGCAAAATTATCTGTGTAGTTCCAAATAACTAATTTCTTAATTGGGTCTACAGCACAAGACATTTCGTTTATCTTGCTAAGATTTACATCGGCAAAGAAAAACCGATCTACTTTCTCTGATCCAATCGCTTTTACTGCTTGACCATCGCAACTATAAAAACCATCGTCTGATAAGAAAAATGTCGTACTAGCGTACTGACTAATACTGTTAGGTGTAATACAGCCTAACCCTCTAGCAATCGTATCAAACTGGAAGAACAATGGACTGCCAATATAAGACATACGAACTACTGAACGCTCTGTCAATATTAATCCAAACTCACCACCGCTAATGCCCATAACATCGCCACCATCGGCTAGGTCTTGGTGATCGGATTGGCTTGTTGCGCCTGGTGTCCAATCTGTTTCATCGTTAATATCTGACCAATACACCCGATTTGGATAGCTTACTTCGTTAGCAGCTACTACAAAATCTCGTACAACTGTTACATAGTGTGCTGTAGGTGCAGCAGCAGCGACATCTGCAAATAGACTAGACGAGCCGATAGTAAACGCTTGTAACTTGTCTGTTCCATTAGCAGTAATAATCGTATTACCAAACTGAGTAAAAAATGTACGCTCACCACTTGCTGTTGTATAACCACCTGATTTAGAAACATTGTCTAAATTTGTAGTGGCAGAGTTGTATTTAAACAGCTTAGTAGCACCAGAAGCAAACAGAAGTGTTGTTGTATTATTCTTAGCAGCAAAAATATTATTAAGGTTTTCGCTTGCATCATTTGACAGGTTTACTTCTAGGGGTAAAGAACTATATCCATTAGATACAGGATATACATTCTTAGCCTCTGTCATTGCCCCTGTTAAACCAGGTTGGTCAGGCAGCCACTCTGTAAAATTTATCCTTGTAGTTGCCATGTGTTGCTTCCTGTATTCTGATCTGTCCAAGTGTTAGAGCCAGCATTTACTGGTGTCCACGATTCGTTTCCAGCAGTTTCGGTTGTCCAAGTATTTGATCCAGGCTCTTGTACTGTCCATGTATTATCTTCGGCAGAGTCAACCGACCACTCTTGACCAAACTTAAAGCCTGTTGCAGTAACATTTGCGTTACCATTAATTTCTACATACGCATTAGCAATTAATATACCTTGCACCGCAACATTAGCGTTAGCGTTGATCTCAGCAAATCCTTGGTAAGACATACCACCTAGCCCAGACATACTGCCTGTGCCTACTATCTCTGCGTTACCTATTGCAACCCGTATAGAATCGCTTTCTAGGCTTGCTGTGCCGTTTATTGCACCATCGGCATACCTAACCCTAGTCGAGCCTGATTCGAGGCTTGCAGAGCCGTTAATCGAGCCTTCTCCTTTGGCGGTAATTGTGCCATTTGTAGCTACATTGGCGGTACAAACTATATCGCCTAATCCGTAGGCTACTTTTGATCCACCAACCTCTACATTAGCAGTTGCAGTAATCTCTGCATTTGCACCTAATGTAAGACCACCCAAGGCTTCTACTGTTGCCGTACCAAGTATTTCTGCATTAGCGTTAGCTAATTGTGTGCCATTACCTGTAACACTAGCAACACCCAGTATTTCTGCTTGTCCACCAATAATTCTTTCTGCTTGGGCATCAAGACTAGCATTAGCTGTAATAACAGAGTTTGCAAAGTTAACACAAACCCCTGTTTCCCACAGTTCGCTATCTAGCGAAAAAGGGAGACTGTCTAAGCTCCCAAAATTATTAAGTTGTTCTAATGTCCATGGTCCACATACCTTGCCATCGTAAAAAGTATTATCTAATGAGTAAGGTACATTTTCAATCGAGCCATAAACATCTAGTTGCTCAAGAGTAAGTGGCATTACTCAAGCGTACAGGTCAATGCACCAGAGCTAATCTTAAACTGATCGCCTGTGCCAATAGCCTTAGACGAGTTTAGGATCGTATGGAATAACAGATTGCCAGTAGTGACTGCGTCATGCAGACCGATATGGCTAATTGTTCCCCAGTTGTCTGTAGCTTGGGCAAAGGTTACATCTGCGC